CGGTAATGTTCTTGTACGCGCCCCAGGTCTGACGCCGGATCGCGGCGATATCCGCCTCATTCACCAGCCGTTCCGGCGCGGTCACCTGGGCAAGGTCGATCATGGAGGTGTAATAAGTCTGGTTGCGGGCGACTACATCATCCAGCAGGGCCTCCAGCTTGTCCGCGCCGGTCCCCGTGGCCTCCGCAATCGCCGCCTTGATCTCCTCCAGGCCGATGCCGTGGGCACGGAGGGCGCGGATGTCCTGCACCGTCACCTCGTTGAGCTGGTCCGCGATCTTCAGCCGGGAACAGATCTCCTCCAGGAGCCGCACCTCCAGGCCCCGGAACAGCTCGCACAGCTCCTCCGGCAGCGCGTCCAGCAGCTCCGGGGTAAACGGATACCGGGGCATTACTCGATCTCCTCCTCCGGCTCATCCGTCAGGTCCTCCATGTCCGGCAGCAGCTTCCGGGCGGTCTTCTCGTCCACCTTGTCCCACTTCATGACGAAATCCACAGGCCGCATGAGACCGGCGGCCACCCGCTGCATATCCAGCGCCATGTCCTGCCGCCGGGTCTCCGGGTCGTCCAGGACGCCGTCGCCCCATTTGCAGTCCACCTGATACGCCCCCGCCGGCGCGAGCCGGGCAAGGTCGCACAGGGCGTCCAGGGCATACACCAGGTCCTCCAGCGCTACCTGGAACGCCTTTTGAATGGCGTCCTCCGTCACGTACTGCCGGTGCTTGGTCATGATCTGCTCGGTGGCCGTCTTCTCGACGGCCTGCGGGTCCGAGAAGGTGCCGAAAGCAAGGCCCACGTTGAACTCGATGCGCTGTAAGATGCGCTGGAAGCCGTTGTAGAACTGGTCGTCCCGCAGCTCCGGGTTGATGAACTGGAAGAAGTTGGCGTCGCCAGTGAAGTCTCCGTATTCAAAGAATTCATCATCCACCTGGTCATGGTCCATGACAGAGCCGTTGAAGAGCATCCTGCGCTTTCCCGTGCGGTACTCCCGGCGGAGCTGCTGCCACTGCTCATCCGCCTGCCGGATCAGCTCCGCCGTGGCCCCGGCGTACACCGACACGCCCACGGGGGAGGACGGCTCAATGTCGTTGGAGACCGGCGGCTTGAAATAGGCGAAGAGCGGCCCTGTCAGGCCCTCGATCACCTCCCGCTCCGAGAGGTCAGCCCACGCCTCCACGCTCTCCAGAGGCACCTGGGCGCCGACGAGGCCCTCCCGGCTGCTGCGGTACGCCTTGTTCTCCACAACATAGGCCGTGGTCCCGTCCTCTTGCAAGAGGAAATCGTGGTACTCCAGCTTGATGTACCACTCGTTCCCCTGCCGGACCGGCTCGCTTCGGAACACCCCGCCCACGGCCCTGCCCGTGCCGTCAAAACGGGTGGGGGTAAAGCCGCCGGTGTAGGATTCCACCAGGAGCTGTCCGTCCTGCGGGTACGGCTTCAAGGCCACGCCGCCCAGGCAGAGGCCCAGCTCCAGGTCCTCCCGGAAGCTCCTCGCCGCCCGCTGGACCTGCCGGTCGATGTACTCCGCCCGGGCGCTGCCGGATACGGTGATACAGAATTCCGTCAGCGCGTGGCGGCTCAGCTCCCGGCCAATGGCCCCCGGAAGCCCCAGGGGCCGCACGTCGCAGGTCGCCCAGGGCGGATGGTTGGTGTACATGGCGTACCAGAGGGCGGCGTTGTCCGCCATGTCGCGGGATGCCGCCGGGTGTGCGCCGAATTCCTTCTCGATCACACCTGAGGGGGTATCTTTTCTTCTCAGCCGCCCGACCAGGCTGCGAAACCAGTCGATCAGTCCCATCTCTCACACTCCTCTCATCCCACGCGCCATGACGGTGGCACAGAAATAGCGGATATCGTCCATGGCGTGGTCATTTTCCTTGATAACAGCGTCCTCCCGGGCGTCTGTATCCCATCGGTAAGCCTGGAACTCGCCGAGGCATCCCTCACAGCTCCGGTGGAATTTCAGCCGCCCGGCCTTGAGCAGGGTGGCCGTCAGGCGGATGCCGTCCAGGACGCTGTTCACGGCGTCCCACACGGAGAAGCGCCCGTGCCGCCGGATCGTCGCCTTGAAGCTCGCGGCGGAGGGGTCCAGGACGATCCGCTCGATCTGCCTGCTCCCGGCAAGTTTCTCGATCTCCAGGTAGTGCTCCTCGTCCGTGCGCTGGATATGCCCCGGCTTCCGGCTGTCATAGTAGTACTCGCTCACCCGGTACGCCGTGCCGTTCCAGAGGCACCAGAGCCCCGCCGACGTGGGGTTGACGGTGCCGTAGTCCACGGAGATGAACCAGCGGCCCCGCTGCTTTGCCTGCCACGGGATCTCGTCCACCACCAGGCCGCTGTGGAACATGGTATAGACCAGGCCCTCCGCCACCACCCACTCCCCCAGGACATAGCGCTGGTAGAACACGCCGGAGTAGGTGGTCCGGTAGAGCTCCAGGGTCTCCGCGCCCAGGCCCGGGTTGTCCTCCATGAGGAAGTGGAGATGCAGGGCGTTGTGCCGCTGCGCGCCCAGTATCCACTCCTGGTAGAACCAGTGGCGCGGGCTGTCCGGGTTGCAGTTGAACCAGAAGCGGGCCCCCGCCACAGAGCACCGGGCCAACGCCTGCTCCACGAAGGACCGGGGCATCAGGGCCACCTCGTCCAGGAGGATCCCCGCAAGGGTGACGCCCTGGATGAGCGCATAGCTGCTCTCGTCCTTGCCGCCGAAGAGGTAGATCCGGTTCTCCCGCTCCCCCCGGCGGATCAGGAGCATATGGTCCCCCCGGAGGTATCGGATATCAAAGTGCCCCCGCAGGTAGCCCACGGACAAAAGCGGCGTGACGATATTGCGCTCCACACTGCCCACCGACTTCCCGCAGATGGCGAAGGAGCACCCCCGGAAGTTCCCCATCACCCAGAGGACGAAGCTCAGGCTCATGACGCTGGTCTTCCCGGAGCGCACCGCGCCGTCACAGATCAGGGCCTGATACTGCGTGTAGGGGAAGCGCAGGATCTGCCGCTGTTTCTCAGAAAAGCCCACTGTCCATATCCTCCTTCAGCGCCGCGGTGAGCGGATCGTCCTCCGCCTGCTCCCGGAGCTCTTCGCTGCTGATGGTCTCCTTCGCCTCCGCCTCCATGCTCTGCCGCTCCAGGTCGGTAGAGAGCTTCACCACAGCGGCAAAGTTCTGTGGCGTGACGATATCGCTCCCCAGGTCAATGAGCGCCTGTAAGACCGCGCCCTGGATCTGCTGGGCCATGCTGATATGCCGCTGATTCATCTTCCGGATCTCTGCGACCGCCGCCTTTTTGGCCTCTCGCTGGAGATAATTATCCCAGGCCCGGCACCGCTCCACCCAGCCATAAGCACGGCTCCAACGCCCAATCAGCGATATACTTTTACCACACTGTTGCGATACCGTCTGATGGCTCCGTTCTGCCCCCAAGTTCAGGTAAACAAGGAATGCCGCGAACGCCTGGGCGCTCTCGCCATTCTGCCGCTCCCAGGGCAGGTCTGTTCTGTTTTTCGGCATTTCCTCCTCTCCTTACGTTTCATGGTACGGGGCCTATCGCCTGTCAGCGTTCCGGGTGAAAAAGTAGAAAAACGGCGTGTCCAGCAGGGCGAGCCCCGCTTTCAGCAGGTACTGCCCGAGGATGATCCCCAGGAGCTGTGCCCGCCCCTCCGCCGTGAAGAGCAACCCCAGGCCCAGGCCGAAGCTGATAACGGCATAGATCACCGTGTCCCACACCTGACTGGTCAGGGTGGAGCCGTTGTTCCACAGCCACCGGCCTCCCCTGGTGCTCCCGTGCCGCTCCACATACCGGTCCCGGAGAAAGTGGAACACCAGCACGTCCCAGGTCTGGGAGACCAGGTAGGCGCTCAGACTGCCAATGACAAAGATCCAGTTCTGCCCCAGCAGCGTCTGATAGGCCCCGTCCATCACAGGGTCCGTGGCCGGGAACGCCCCGGTGATCATGATGCAGGCGGTGGCGAAGATCTGCCCGATCAGGCCGTACTTCACCACGCCCTTTGCCGTGTTCTTCCCCCAGATTTCGCCGATGATGTCCGTACAGAGGAAGGTGACGGCGTAGGTGATAGCCCCGCCGCTCAGGGCAAGCTGGATGCTCCCCAGAGAGAGCCCCGTGGTAATGGTTCTCGCCCCGGTCCCGTTGGCGACCGGTACCGGCTCGGACCAGACCCCGCGCAAAGGAGAAACGCGGGGCCGGAGACCTCCTTCCGAACAGACTGACGGCCCCCTCGGTTGGAGGAGGCCGCCCGGCTTTGTCAGAATTTTACCCTATCATTGTACCACGGCTTTTCGGAAAAATCGTCCGGTTTTTTTCCGGACTTTTTACTCTGTCTCGGTGATGCCGTAGAGGGCGAGGGTGAAGTGCCGCAAAGCCCTGTCCCGCCTGTCATAGACGGCGCTTTTCTCCAGGTTCAGGCTCTCGCACAGGGCCTCGGCGGCCCCCTTGGCCCGATGGATGTAAAACCGCTCCAGAACAAGCCGCTCCTCGCTGTCCAGGACCGTCAGGGCCTTGTCCACCATCGTTACCCACAGCCGCGCCTGCTTCAGCCGCCGCTTCAGCTCGTCCCGGTGGACGATGTTGCTCAGCAGGGCGTCCTCCCGGCCCTCTCCTCCGCCGGAGACCGGCGCGCGGTCCGCGGCGGCGCTCCGGAGGCCGGTACAGGCGCTCTCCAGCCGCCGCAGCTCCATGGGGATGCTCTCCAGGGCCTGCTTCTGGGCCTCATAGCCGCGAAGCCGGTCCGCCGCTTCACGCTTCCAGTTCATCTCTCGGTCTCGCCTCCGTTCCTCTGCGGTTCCACATCTCCCGCACCGTCAGACGGTCCACTGCCCAGCCGGGGTCGATCCCGGCGACGCAGTTCGCGCAGAAACAGCGCCACCGCTCTCCTCCCGCCGGACCCGCATACCGCTCATAGAGCACGTTGGGGCTCTTGCAGAAGGGACGCGGCTTCAGGGCCAAGTCCCTGTTTCCCGGAGGCGGGGAGAACAGTTCTACAGAATCATCTCCAGGGCCCCCCGCAAAATGGGGAGCCGTGGGCAGACGCACCGCCCGGTCATCCCCGTACTCCGAAGCACCCACCTTCCGCGGGTCGTTCCCGTATGCCTCGATCCATTCCGGCAGGCTCTCGTTCACAGCGTCGAAGGTCAGCCCCCAGGCTTCACAGGCGGCCAAAGCGTCCAGAAGGAGCTGCCCCTCCCGGCAGTTCCAGAGGATCAGTCCCGCCCCCCTGCGCCGCTCCTGCTTTGCCCGGTAGATAACAGCCCAGTTCGGCTCCCCGATGTCCGGATACTTGTCGGAGCAGAGGCATCCGTCAAAATCGATCGCTATCGCTTTGCGAAGGTTCATGGTATCCTCCAAATTCGTAATCGGTTGGTAATTTACCCTCGGAACACGTTTTCAGGCTTTGCGCGGTCCCTCCTTCCAGTCCTTGCAGTGCCTCCAGTCGCAGACCCTCCCCCGCTGGCGGCAGGTGCGGTCGGCGCAGGTGGAGCACTTGCTGGGGAGGGGCTTGGACTTGGGTACGGGGAGGGCTTTGGCGTAGAGGTTGGTCATGTGATCTCCTCCTCCGGCCTGCGGCGGTAGGCCAACCAACCATCGCCATAGGAACTCATCAGACGAACCGTGCCGTCTGTGAAAAAGATGTTCGTCTCATTTGTGTGATCTATCACGCACCAATTGCACAGGCCATTGTGGCATTTGCAGAACCAAACCGGCTGACCGTCCATCTCCCGAAGCTCCTCCATGGTCAGCGGGCCGTTGGGAGGCGGAGTTAAGTCTTTGACCTGTTTTTCCAGATCCTCGATTCGCGCCAAGATGTATAGCTTCATCGGTTCCTCACTCCGGCGCAGAAGGTCTTTGATGGTTTCATTCATTTGGGGGTATGTTTTAATTTCCATCGTTCCCTCCAATCCTCCGCTCCAGCTCCGCCCAGGCTTTCTCGTTCTGCGGCTTCCCGCATCCGTAGCAGAAATCTGGTCGTGTATTCCCAAATCCATATTTATTGCAATAGTTGCACCCCTTCCACCGGCTCCTGTCCAGCTTAGTTGGGGCCTGCTGTGCGCGGAGGGCGACGCTCTCGCACAGAGTATTCACCACCTCGTCCAACTCCTTCATGTATGCTGTTCTCGTGCACAGAGCATTCGCCGCTACCTCCAGCGCCTCCAGGTATGCGGCGCGGCCCACGATATTGCGCCCGTCCAGGATTTCTGCCGCTTCCTCTCTGGTCATTTCCTCACCCTCCTCCCCGTTCTCAGATGTTCTTTTTTCTGCGGAGCTTTGATAAACAACGGGGAGCAGAATTTGAGATAGGGATATGCTCTATCCAGGCCGCAGTGGATGCCCCGGCAAACCGAAGAAGCGTTGACACCGCAGTGCAAAGCGATTTCTCTCATTGACATTCTTTCAATGAAATAGAGCTTGATGTACTCCATCTGCTTTACCGTACAGCATTCCTCCAAAATCATCGGAAGAATCCGCTTGACCCGTTCCAGCTCTGCACGGTTATCCTCTCCTTCGGCGCTCAGCCACAAATCAAAAGCGGCATATGTCATTTGTAGATCCGTTATCACTTGTATCTCACCTCCCAGGGCTCAAACTTCTCCCCGCAGATTTTCCTGAGCCTGCGGTCCACGGTTTCCCGTGCGTACTCCATGCCGGGATCGTCTTTTGCGTCCTGCACCATGCTCTGTGCGATTTCATGGATATACTCCATCATTGCCTGCCCGAATCTCTCGCACCGTCCTGGGCCCATCTGGAACACGTCCGCCGCCGCCAGGAATGCCGCGTCCACGCACATCTGCTGGAGCATATCCATCTTCTGCCGGAAGCGCAGATCGTGCTTGAGCTCGTTCTTGCGCTCCAGACGCTGGAGATATCCGCTCTTTTTCATGCCGTCCCTCCTTCGTCTTCCAGCCTCAGCCGCATCTTCAGGTACTCCGCGAACATCTCCGCCAGCATCTTCCCGGCGGCCCAGCGGGCTTTGACGCCCATATCCTCCGGCAGTTCTGCGAGGATAGCCTCTATTTGGCCATAGATTTCTGTTTTAGGGGCCTCCAGCTTCTCCGCCGTGTCATTCTTCATCTTGGGATTAAGTGGCTTTAAAGGCCGTTTATTTGCCTCTACGGCCTCTGCGCCCTCCGACGCGAGAATCCGCCTGATTTCCGCCTTGGTGGTCTGGTTCATGTCCGCCAAAATCCTGATCTGTTTGATCTTGTTCTGGGCCTGGAGGTAGTCCCGGACGATCTCCTCATTGGTCATGACCATGTGCCCACCTCCGGCCTCTCGAACCCATCCAGCACATTGCACAGGTACAGGGCGTTCTCCGCCGTCGGATCCTTCCTGCACCTGATGATGGCCAGCTCCGTGCCTCGGATGAGCCGCACATGGTAGTCCAGGAGCTTTCGCTCCAGGGCTTCGGCCTCCTTGGCCTTTTCCCACTCACGGCGCAGCTGCCGCTTCTCCTCCCTGGCCCGATCCCGGCTGATATCCCCGGCGCGAAAGGCCAGGTAGATATTCCGCAGGGCGCTGTAGGCCATCTGGTCCGAGAGGGAGAGGTCCGGCGGCAGGATATTCTGGGCGGCCTCCCGCTCAAAGGGAAAATCCCACTGCTCCCTCACGGCCCCACCTCCTCGGCGCGGATGTAGATGCCGGGGACCTCGGCCCAGAATTTCTCGCAGACCTCAGAGGCCACCTGGGCGTCGTCCCTCCAGAACCCCACCCGGGTCATGCAGTCCTTGAGGAGCTTCTGGAGGTTGTCCGTATCGGGCTTGGTGATCCGGTATTCTCCGTCGGCGTGCTGTCCTCTGGGGAAGCACCACTTGACTACCAGCCGCACCGCGCCCCGCATGGGCTTCTCCGGCCTGTGGGCGCTCAGGTGGGCGGTGAGCTTCGCTCGGGCGTTCCGGACCTCCGGCGGGTCGTAGAAGACAGGTTTTCCATTGACCACCCGGACCTGCTTCTCCTGGTGGGTTCAAGTCGCATTTTCGCTCTCCTCCTCTCGCGCTAAGGGGGGTGGTTCAAAACGGGGGTGCGGTCAAAAAGCCCCCCCTATAAGGGGGGGCTTTTTGACCCCCCTTTTTTGACCCCCCGGTCAATTTTTGACCCTAGGGTCAATTTCGGTTTTTGACCCCCCGGTCAATTGTTCCGTTCAATCGTTTTTGACCCTTCTGACCCCATCCTTTTGCCGCTCAAAATCAGGGTGCTCGTCCACCCAGGCGCGGACCGTATTTTTTGCTTTTCCGGTGTACTCCATCAGCGCCGCGATTGACACACATCCGCTCCCCTCCAGATCGCAGGCGTCAAAGGC